TTACCTCTAAAAGTTTCACCTGTGCTATGGATTCAACACAAGTCCAATACGTTTCACCACTCACTCCATGCTCGTCACAGAAGTATTCTGCCATGTCCTCTGCCAATTCTTGAAGTTCTCTGAGTGCGTCTCTTTGGATTTCCATTAAAATTTCTCTTGGTACTCTATTGTAACAGCAATGTCATAATGTGTCAACCATAATTTTCTAACCGTTCATCTTCTGCACCCTGAAGATCCTTCAATTCATTAAGTTGTCTTCTAAATTTATCCAATTGCTTTCTAGTATCTGCTGCAGCTTGCAATAATCCATACGCTGAAAGTTCTCTATCATCTCTAACGTCTCTCAATGCCTGTGCTTGTACTGCATATAATTGTGCTTTATTCAAATTATCAGTCACTGCTTGTGCATATGCTGCTTCTGCTGCTGCTATAGCATTATCGCAAGCAGTACAAGTAGCACCAGATGGATTCAATGGAGACTGAGAAGTTATACTCAGATTTCCACCACCAGTAATGGTTCCAGTATATACTCCATCGCCACTCGCTGCATCAACAACAGTGGAAACACCCTGAACTATAACAATTTGACCCTCAAAAGCATGAATAGTACTACCATCATCTTCAATTACAGGCCACTTTGTATCTCCACTATGATAAACTGCTCTTCCAGCACCAACTAAAGGTTCTGGATCAAATCTTCTTAAAGAACCATCAGGATTTTTATAAGTATAACATCTTACCTGCCTCCAATCTACTGGACCTTTTGGATGTGTATTATTCGTAATGTATGCTGTATGTCCAATGCCATGCTTACTAGAATTATCAATAATACCAATAGAAACAGGGTCTTGTGGATTTTTTAAAAAATCAAAATCTTTATCAATATCAGATTCTGTTCTTATAACATTTAATTCACCCTGAGTTAAACTAAGTGATGCAGGACTATCAGTAAAGATAGCAGGAACAGCAGATACTATTCCAACATTAAATGAAGATGTAACTGTGCTTCCTATGGCAGGATTGTTAAGTATAATTGTAGTCACACTACGTGTTTTAGTACTCAGAATACCAGCATTATTATCATGAGCAGCATCATAATACTGATAAGTTGTTGTCCCAACACCATAACCAACAACCTTTGTATTATCTGGTAAGATACCAGTTCTTCCTATTCCAGAACCAACAGTTGCTCTTGCTGTAGATCCCATTCCAACTATTGATAGTATAGTAGAACCAATAGAGATACTACCTCTAACAGTTGTTGTAATACCACTAAACCCTAATGTAGTTCCCAATCCTGTAACTTTAGGAAGATTTCCTATACTCCATACAGTAGTCTCTTCTATACCATCTGTTATTTCATCTCCAATTCTAATTTCTAAACCATTTTGTCCAGATACACTATCAAATTCATAATTCAATGCAGTTATAGTACTACTACCAGCAACTACACTACCATTAAAATTTGTAATTAGATTTGATCCATAATCCCTATTAAGAGGTTTTCTATAATACTTATAACCATAATACCCTTTCACAATAGTATTTGGATCAGTTAATCCAGACCTTTCTTCACTTATACTACCATCAAAATTTTCAATTCTAGTAACAACTTCTAATGCATTTCTCTGAGCTTCATATGTAACTATTTGCTGTCCATCATCCCATTCCCATCCAATTGGAACCCATCTCAAAGAATTTCTACAACCAGTGGTGATTCTATTATCATATGCTGCTTTTAATTCATCTAGTTTATCGTTAATATTCTTAAGTAATGGAGGTATCTTAGCATCTATGTCTATAAGAAGAGTATCATATCTATCAATAGAAACATCTAATAATTGAAGTTGATCTAAGAGTTGTTCTCTTTGATCTTCCTTCATTTTAATTAACTCTTCTAATTCTTCTCTAATAAATTCTACCCTAGTTTTATCTTTCTCTGCTTGATTTTTATTCTTTTCTTCCTCATCAAAAATAGAGGTAGACCAACTTGGATCTATGTAATTAGTAACATCAAATAATCCCATTTTTAATCCTCCCTACGATCATAATGATAACCTGCAACAGAATGTTCTGATTGATCTCCAGGATAATCAGCAGGTGACTCTCCTTTATATTCAACATGTAATTCTGGTCCTATTCTATTTGCCCATATATGATAGAAACAATCAATCGGTTTATCATCTGCTTCTTTCACAACTACTTTTTCCTTATCAATTTCCTTTACATTTAAATGAAAATGTCGGTCACCAATAGGTTGCAATTGTACAGTGATACTATCATAATCAACTAAACCATTCCAATACTCAGGTAATTCTATCATACTTTTTCCAGTTAGTCTACCCCTTATATAAACTGCAGATTCTGGTCCCTCAACACAAACATGTCTTAATCTATGACCTTCTTTATTTGGATGAGGAATATCAAAACTCTTATTCTTCATCGCATAACAAGTATTGATTGGAGAAACAGTTACACCAGCAGTAGATGCAACTCCATTTTCTTGTGCAAGTCCATTTGTAATTTCAATAGTATTAGCAATCTTTATAGCATTCTTAACACTTGCACCATTTGAATTACTAGCACCATTCTTCTGATGGAATCCATTATCTTGAACAAAAGCAAAAGAAAATCTAGCACCAACAAAATTAGTTACACCCATAAAAACAGAAATACCATCCACCCATAGTGAAAATGGCATTGATAATGGTGGTATTGCTATTGGTGGTCCAATATTAACTGCTGCCTTTGCAACTCCAAGACTTATTGCTCCACCAAAGAAAGTAACTCCAGCATTAGCAAGACATCCAGGATTTGCTAGACCAGCTAGTGTTGTTTTGGATGTGTCTAAAGGACTTAAAAGAATCTTTGGACAATCAATTGTTGTTATACGTGCCATAACTTATAGGAATACTTTGAGTTTCTTGAGATTATCTTCAAGGTTAATTAATTTATCTAACCAACCACCAGCAGTAAGGTCTACACCAGAACTGATTTCACAATCAACATTAGCATGGAAGACTGAATTTCCACCACCCAATAAGAATAAGTTGCTTATAGCAACTACATTAAATTTATCACCATAAAATTCAAGGTTGGGAGAATATATATTAATCATATTATTTCCTTCCATATGTAGGTCTTCATCTGCATGTAGTTGTATATTAACTGCTTTAAGAATTATATCTCCAGAAGGTGCTTCAATTTCAACATCTCCACCAACTGCTCTTATAGAGACAGCAGGTTCATCTTCCCCTGCTTTTTTTCCAGACTGTATTTCAAGAGATTTCTGAGATCCTATTTTACATTGACCATCTTTATAGAAATGAATACCTTGTAAACTATCAGTAGTCATACAAAATTCAGTAAGTCCATGTCCTCCTGACATCACACCAGATTCAATTGCAAAACCAGGTCTGGACATACGAAAATAATTTTCTAACTTTTCGTCAATTATTCTATCTACTTCTTTTTGAATATCTTCTTTAGTTAATGTCATAATCAATTACTATTAGATATGTGATCTTCTGGAGGACAATCAATGACACTTGTGATACCTACAAGAGGTCTGACACCAGCAGAATCATCTGTAAACTGAACATTGTACTTCATAACAGGAATAATTTCTGCACCAAATCCAGTAGTACTATTTATTCTAACTCTTGGACGTTTAGAGAATCCAAAACCACCAGTAGGAGTTGGATCAACATATACAATAGATCCATTTCCAGGAGTTACTCTTATAGGAACAGATGTACCATCGATATCAATACTATCTCCAGGTGTATAACCAATTCCTGGTCTATCAACATAGACACTGGTAACTACACCAACAATTGAAGTTCCTATACCACCAGAACCCTTCGGTATGTCTATAAGGAGTTGACTATTATCACCACCACAATAACCAGATCCTTGTTGTAATAAAACAACCTCTTTTACTGATCCATTTTCTACTATTACCTTACCTCGAGCTCCAGATCCATGATTAGTCCTATCAATAATTGCAATCGTTGTATTAGTTTCATACCCTGATCCACCATGAACAACTTCAATTGAGAATATTCTTCCTTCAGCATCGACTATTGGTTTTGTAACTGCACCAAATCCAGTACCATTAATTTCACTTATAGGTGGAATACAAGTCCAATGAGTATGTCCGATAGGTATATCAATTAAATCATACTGAGTCTTAGGATTCCATATGTGCTCATCACATGCACTATATGCAGAATTACCATTACCAAATAGAGAAAGACTACCAATAGCACCATCAATTGATCCTAAAATATTTGTTGGATCTATCTTTCCTCCCGATAATTTCTTAATAGTATTCAAAAGATCTAAGATATTTGTTCCATTTACCTCAATATCCTTTGCTTCTTCTGTATCTTCACCATTAAACCACTTCATAATCTTAGATGTTCCTATTCCTGATTCCCACTTCGCAAGACCATCTTGAATTCCTTTCATGAAATTCATATTCTCAATAGTCTCTTCCCATTTGTCTACGGGACCTAAAATATTAGCAGCAATACTACTCTTCCATTTTTTAGATGGTTCACATTCAACTCCAGTACATGCAAGCCAATCAAGAATTTGTCTTACAAAACTACTTGCTTGATTGAGCATATCCATTACACTTCCCAGTCCACCAAGCAACCAACTAACTCCGTCCAATATTGGTTGCAAGAATCCTTCAAGCATACTGAATACTTTGTTTAATATACCAGCAACAAATTGCTCAACAGCACAAAAAGGACCATTAATAATCCTTGTAATCATATTCTCCAACATATTTGTAAGAAATCCAAATATATCTCCAAAAATCTTCTGAAATACACACCATAACATATCAATAATTTTCATAAATGCTTTCTTAGCAGCAGGACCTAAGAAGAAATCAAGAGGATTGAATTTTTTATTAAGGACTTGGAAAATTTTAAACGCTCCCATGATCTTCTTGATCATTCCAGTACGAGCACTATTAATAATCTTCTTTATAATTCCAGCAATTTTCTTTGCAGTTCTCTTTACCTCCAATGTCATATCAACAATCTCATTGGTGAGAGGATTTATATAATCATCAAAATCCTTTTCAAGAGCATTCGTAAATGCAATAAAATTCTCAAGAGCCGTAGCAATATCACTGACTACACCCTTACCACACTTGTCTGGTTTTACAACCTCTTTAGTATTTTCATCCTCAAATGCTGTGCCACCTGCTGATAGTTTACCCTCCTTTTTACCAGTACCACCACCAGTTTCGTTATCTGTCTGAAGTTGTCCTGTTTCTGTAACCTTACCTGGACTATTTTTAGTTCCTACTCTAGATTTAAATTTTGGTGCATTTCTAGCAGTAGCAGGTGCTTTACCACCAGGGAATCCAGTCATATTTTTAAACTGACTACTTCCCGATGAACTTATTTCACTTTCTGAAATAGTATCCGATACATTCGCAGACCTATGTAATAGTCCTATGATAACTGGTTGCTGTGCCTCTTCACCATCTAAAAAGAATCCAATGGCAGTTTCACCACCAACAAGGGCCAAGGTATCTCCTCTGGTTCCTTGACCACCACCAGTTATTGCATCCATAGCAACATGAGCCCAAGGAAGTTCAGATTCAGGTAGAGTGTCATCCCAAGGATGATACCCTACGATTCTAACTTTAACTCTTTGGGCCATTTCACCAAGATTTTGCAATGCTAGGTTAGTAGTTTTCCAATAGTCTTGATGGGCAACACGGCCTATCCACCAGGAAAAACCATCCTTTCCTGCAAAACCTGATTTAAGTAAGGATTCGTCAATCATTCGTCGTAAACTCTACACTCCATTGAATCGGGATGATTATCACAATACACTTCTAGGTGTTGATCCTCATGTCTTGTGTGCCAATCATTTATCTTTGCACCTCCAAGATTTTCTTCATCCTCCTCATGAGCATGGAAAGCATCATTGTGAAGTTCTAAATCCTCTTTGGAATATTCAAGCATACCATGATTTACATGCTCTTTACCATCTTTAGGATCAAGATACACTTCATGGTTTAAATCGTGGTCTGGTACTTTAGTTGTCATAAAACCTCCTATTCGTCGGGTCCGTATAATCCATAAGAATCTCTCATTAATTTAAGATAAGTCACATTTTGATTCGCTGCAATACGATGTCTAAGATTTCTAATAACATAGTTTCCACTGGTCTCAGAATCAACATCTTTAGGTTGACCTGCTTCCATTCGTGGAAATTCACAATAAATCATATCACCTACTTTTAATTTAGTGTTACACGGAACTGAAATATTTAGTGCCTGAGTGAACAATAAGTTATATCTAGAAAAGGATTTCGCCATATCACCATCATCTCTACCCGAATCTCCAAGAGTACCATCACTACCTAGAGTTCCATGATCAGAGAATCTAAACAAACTCCTAGTAGAATTTGATGTGTATTCACTCTTGACAAAAATCTTATCCTCCTTTCCAAGTTTAGTAGCATCCTTAGTTTCTTCTTGTAAATTATAAGTATATAAAGATACTTGATTATTATAAGTGTCATAAAAATATGTTTCATTTGCATACATACCAATACTCATTGCCTTTCTCAAATCAATATTCTTTTCAAATTGATAGTTTATAATCTTGGAACGATTTGAAAGTTTAGCATGTTCAATTACTTTACCTTTATAGAAATATTCAAAAGTTGTATTTCCTGTAGCACCAATTTGAGAACCAGTAACTAGAGAATCAATACTTCTAAAATTAAACCCTGCTTGATTCTCATAAAATAAAAATCCAGCAGTACCTTTATTCTCTCCTGTCTTATCTTGTCCAGAAGTACCACCACTTCCTAATTTTGAAATAGATTTAACACCTAACCACTCCAAGGCATGAAATGGTTTCTTACTTGCACCAATAAAAGAATACGTATTAGCAGTTTCTTCTGCTAGTATATCTTTTTGATCATCAACATCACTATTACCATATAAAACATTAGTAATTATATCTTTAACATGAGCATCTATATTTGTATTAAAATATTTTTTCATACATCTTGTTTGCTCATTAAGAAAATGCTCTGCAGTAGTAAGTTTTAATTCAAACTCATCTTTAAAATTCTCTGCATCAACACCAACTACTTTATAAACATACATTACCAATTCAAATCTATCATTATGAAACACAGAACCCATTGGACTATCGATAGTAATCTCAACTTTTTCTCCACCACGTATAGGAAGTTCACTAACCAAACTATATGAATTTACAATACGAATTGATGCTGATACAGATGGTTGTAATATATCCTCAAAATAATCAAAAAATAAAATAGAATTACTAATGTCTATAGGTTTACTCTTACCACCAGGCAAAGGATGAATAGTAACTCCATCTAAACTCCATCCCATTGATGATGTTAAATCTGACATATATCTTATCCTCCACTAAGTTTAACGAATCTCAATTCATCTAATAGTTTACTATTAAATTGAGAATAATCTATTTCCATAAATGAACTAGAAGAAATATCACTAGATGCACCAGCAGTAAATGGTACGTACTGAGTTTTCCCTTCAGACTCCATCACATATAATTGTGGGGCATTATTTAATAAAGCATAACCAGAATCAAACATTTTAGAATCCATCGAATAGATTTGAGATAAATCGAAGTTATTATTAGATTGAATATTTGATTGGTTATTATCATCATTTACATCACGTTTTTTCCATTGAAGATATGCTTTTTTATGAAGAACTTCTTCAAGTTCATTTCGATTACGATTCCACACTCTCCCTTCATTAATTATTTCTCCTGGATTATTTCTTATATAAAGTTGTTCTTTTACTAACCTCGATATCGACTCTTCAAGTTGTGCTAACTCAGCATCAATAGAACTCTTAGTATTAAGATTTAAGTATTCACTACCATATTTTTCTGCCAATTCAGCCTTCTGTTTTAAAAACTTTATATACTTTTCAAGTACTTCTTTATTCATTCCAAGTGCTTCAAGTCTTTTCACATCAGTTTCATGACCGTGCATTTTAAGTTGACTATAAATTTCTTCAACATCCAATGAAGGATTATTAAACCATGCACTTGGTCCTTGAAGTCCACTATATTCACCAACAGGATTATTCATAACATCCTGGAAAACTGTTGTTGCAAAAAGACCCCACGGAGATGCTTTACCAACAATAATATTAGCTATACCTTTAATCCATGAGGCAGCTCCTAATATCTTTTTGAAATCAAGATTTCTAAGTTTATCATATGCATCTTTAAATCCTTTAAATATATCTTTTTTAAAGAACTCCTTTGGCCATTTGGGCAATTTGGGCCATTTCTTTGGGCTTTTAATCCAGTCCGTTAATCCCTTTATGAATTTATTATCCTTTACCCTATTCAATAAATCTTTCCACTTTATACTTTTTATATTCTTAAAAAGTTTTTTCATCTCTCTCTCTAATTTTTTCCACCTTGCCATCAAATTACGTATTTGTTTGCCTCGTTTACTTTGTTTAAACCATTTGACAAATTTTTTCCAATTCTCAAGAATCCTTTTAAACCAAGATAATTGTAATGATTTACCTTGAACTGCCAATTCTGTCATACCAGGCAGGTATATAGGCAATATAGAAGCAAGTCTGCTATCAATCTCTGGTTTTTTTAATTTTATTTTTGCTAATTCTTTATTACTAGAATCAATAAACTGAATAAATTTCTCATACTCAGACTTCTTATCAAAATCTATAGTCCTGATAACATTAAAAGTTGGTGCAGTTACTATTCTCCTTGCTGCTTTCTTTAAAGGAGATTTAAAATCATTCCTACTCGGATCTCTAATTGGTGCTGCTGTTCCTGGTGCCATTATTGATTACCCGTCGATGTTACAGAGTGCTTTGTATGCAAGATTAGAACAATCTGGATTACTTGCAGAAAGAAATGGTAAAGATGGTCCATTAGTACTTGCTGGAGTAGAATTAACTACTTGAGTTTTTTTATTACCTGAAGGAATAACCTGAACACCTTGGTTACCAAGTGCAACATTTATAAATCCACCTTTATTTAATTGTGATTCAATTGAAGATACATTCTTATTTTTAACTCCATCAACTTTAGATTGATTTATAAACTGTTGATAGTTTGGCATTACCCAATCGTCAGGTTTTACTGCACCAGGTTGTTGCCACCAGTAATGAAAGAAGTTACCCTTATCAGAGAACATAGGGTCCTCTTCTGGAACCCTATTACCTAATTGACTTTGACCTTTAAAGTCTGTTCTTCCTTGTAATTTTTCTAGTGCTTCTAATATTCCCTTCTGTCCTTCAGGTGATTGAAGAAATGCTGCTAACTCCTTATCATGAAGAGCATTACCTTTAGTAATTGCCTCATACTGTCCAGGATTATTTACAACCTCTTCAACACTTCCTTTAAAATGTGGGGAAGCAACTCTATTTAAAATAGATGCAGCAACTCCAAACTCATCATCAGTACCCCTCTCTGCCTCTCCACTAATTGCGTATGCTAACCATTTATAATCATCTGCAGTTAAATTTAAAAGTGGATTCTTTTTTTTCTTTTTCTTTCCAGTAACAGCTTCTGCATTCATCTGTAGAAGATTATCTCTTCCCCACAAATTACCAGCAGCGTTACTCATCAAAACCTCACCACCTTCAGCATTAATATCAACTCCACCTTGACCATGTGATGGTCCTATAATTTGACCACCCGATTTCCCAACTGGTTTAGAGTTATCATCTTTTTGTACAAGAAGATTAGCCGCCCTTCTGAACTCCTCCAACTTCTGCATAAAAGTCCATATTGAAAGCAAACCTCCACCAACCCAGGTAATAGCCTTTCCTACCCCATCCCAACTAAGTTGAATGCTGCTAAACCATTCCGTTATATCATTAAATATATTTCCGATACGTTCATTGAGGTCACTAATAGATGACTTAGTTCCTTCCCAAGAAGTTGCAAGTACTCCTTCAACTGAATCTCTCAATCCAATAAAAATATTTCCAATATCATCAAATGCTGTTTTTATATTGTCTCCCCATTCCTTTGCTTCATCTTTAGCCTGTTCCAAACCTTTCGCAAATGCACCTTTGATTCCTTCAAAGAACTCACTAACACTTTTCGCAAATTGATTTTCAGTCTTTTTATTATTATCATCACCCTTCTTATCATCTTCATCACCTTTCTTCTTAGATTTATCTTTACCAAATAATTTTGTAAGAAGTCCTCCAAGTGCTGCTCCTACAATAAGACCTGCTTTAGATATTTGTTTACCAGTTTCATTACCAGTTGTACGTAACAACTTGGCCATTTCAAATGATTCAACTAAACTATTTCTAAGTAGTTGTAAATTCTTTCTTATTATCTTTTCGTTCTTTGCAGTACCAAAGGTACTCATCATATTAGTTAAGGTTCTTGCACCTCTTACATTTCTAAGTTCTGGATTTCTTCTTTGTATATTACTAAAAGGATTCTTGGCAGATATATTTTCAACTAATGGTGATAACTTTCTTGCAGGAGAAACAACCCCACCTACTCTTGCACGAGGAGAATTTGTAATATTTTTTGGTTGAATACCTGGTTTGATAATCGGTGCCATTTAGTAAGTTGACTGTGCTTGTTTCGCTTTTAGGTTTTCTTCTTCAATATATTGATTTAGCATTGCAACATATATATCCCTTTCCCAAGGCATTAAATTTTCAATCTCAGTTAATGAATATTTATGGTGCTGAATCAAAGAAAAATTCAACTTAAAGTATGACTCAAGATCAATATGAGTCATACTTACCCGAAAAAACTTGTTAATCCCTCCAATGTTATGTCACTTTCAACTTTAGTCTTAGGATTTTTAACCTTAATTGTATGTGAAAGTTTAGGCATTGTAGTAAAGAATGATTCAACTTCTTTAAATTGATTTGTATTTAAAGTTTCAATCCATTCCTTAAGTTCTTTCTTAGTACAGTCTGATGCTGCCCAAGATTCATCTTCATTATAAACTTGATCAATACATGAGGAAATAATATCAAAGGAAGCATCCACAGTATCATCTTCACTAAAATCAAAATTATTTTGAATAAACTGATTCAATGATGGGTACTTCATTCTGAGAGTCAAAGTATCATCAAGTTTAATATCTTGAGTATGTTTAGAATCCCTTTGTACTTGTATCTCATCAATGAAAATCTTAACAGGTACTTGAGTTTCATTATCATCAGGACAAGTTACCATTAGATCCAATGCTTCACCTACAGATTTACCTCTAATATTAAGGAACAAATATTCAATATCAAAAGTAGGAAGATCATCAACTTTAACTCCCCTTGTACTAATACACTCTTTCAAAATTGATTTGATAGCAGTAGTAATCTGTTTTGTATTTTCACTTTCCAATGCAAGAATTAGAATTTTTTCTTCTCTTACAAGAAACGGTCTGTATTTTACTTTCTTCCCTGTTGATGGTAAGACCAACTCATAGGTCGGGGTCGAGATCTTTGGTAAAGGCATAATAATCTTTTCAGTATTTTATATAGGAGGTTTTTTAGAATGTTATGTAAGTCATTGCTCCTTCAGAGTTAGTAATAGTATTATATCTAAGATATTGAAACTCAACTGTAACCTTAGTTATTGTACTTCCATCATAGGATAACGGAATTGCAACAAGGTTATGTGGGAATGCATCAATGAAATCATAGCACAATATCTCTTGAGGAACAAACCCTTGTGATATCTGAGTATCATTTGGATTGCCTCGATTTATTCTAGATGTAAAACTTAGATAAGCATCTCCATAAAATGCTTTATCAAATTTAGTGACAACAATATTACTCTTATAAGTATCTGGATACCTAAACTTATAATAATTATTCCTATCTCTATACTCTCTTTGCCCTTGAACGTTTCCTTTGTATCTTCCTTCTTTATTATGAATTGGATTCATAAAGTTCATCCACTCTTCAAATAAACGAATTGTTTTAAATTCTCTATCAACATAAAATGTAATACTTAGAGGTGCAAAGATTCTTCGAGTTCCAAATCTTTCTATAGTTCCCTGACGAGCACCCATCTCTTCTGACATATCAAAAGTAGCACCAGGTAGTGTTACTTCAGAAGCATAAAAATCAAAAGCATGTGTATCAGCAAGTTCACTTATAATGTCACACTCTCTTAAGAAACCACCCAAAGTATTTTCAGATGCAGAGGTGAAATCAATACCTAAACTAACTTTATATTGACTAGTAAGAGCGAACCCATTAACCTTTCTACTAGAACCTGGAATCTCTCCCCGTCCAGTAAATTTTTGATATAAAGGTAAAACACTTCTAGTAGTGTTGTTTGACATCTAAATATTTTTTATAGTTATACTATACTATGTATGTCATATAATGGAAAGTTTCGGCCGAGGCATCCTAAAAAGTATAAAGGAGACCCGACTAATATAATATACAGGTCACTTTGGGAACGAAAGTTCATGGACTATTGCGATCTGAATGAAAGTATTAATGAATGGCAATCAGAAGAATTTTGGATTCCTTATATCTCACCCAAAGATAAAAGGGTTCATAGATACTTTCCAGACTTCTTTATTAAATATAGAGACAAGAATAATAAATTGAGAACTATGGTGATTGAAGTCAAACCCAAAAGACAAGTAGAAAAACCTAAACAGAATCCAAAAAGAAGGACTAAAGCATGGGCATACTCTGTACAAACATGGGTTATCAATCAAGCAAAGTGGAAAGCAGCAAAAGAATTCTGTGCAGACCGTAATTATGAATTTAAAATTATGACCGAAGATGATCTAGGAATCTAATGGCATACTCAGATAGAAGAAGAGCACAATTTTATTCACGTCTTGATGGGACTGAAAGAAAGTTTGAAAGGTATAGTGTAGATGAACTAAGAGGTATTGGATTATATTATAGTGTTCCTTGGAGTGAATTACGTAAACTCAATAAAACTGAATTACGAAAAAGGATTCAAAGTATATTATCTCCTGTAGATATACCACAATTAACAATTGCTGAGAAAATTCTTCAAAGAAAACCATCAGAGTTGATGGAAAATACTTGGTATACCAATGCATTGATAGAAGAACTGATACAATATGGGGCAGAACAAGTAAGTGGTTCAAATATACCACCAGGAAAACTATGCTTCTTTTCTTACAGTGCTAAATGGGCAGAAAGATATCCCTACTGGGATAGAACACCACTAGCATATATCCTAGATCAGAAAGAAGATAGGATGCTAGGAGCAAATCTTCACTACTTAAGTGATAGTTTACGTAACATATATGTAAGAAAGGTTCTAAATAAAGATAATGAAATCTTTGGTGCTATGCCAGCAAAGACTCTACATACATATATTCACAATAATATAGGAAACGTTTACATTATACCAGAAGATATGAAAGAGTATATTGGTATTGCACAATTACCAACATGGGACTTTATATCTGGGGATGGAATTAATTATGCAGATGTTAGAGCGATTTGGGATGTACCACTAAATGGAAAGTATTAAATGGCAAGAGTAAATGCTGGACAAATAACATATAAAGACGAGAATGATGATACGCAAATGCTTGACGTTTTCCATTATTCAGATGGTAGTGTTAGAGCTGTAAGAAGGGGTGGTCTTCCAGGAGTACAAGGTGATATTCGTGTATTTGAAAATGGAAATTTTTTAAATTTTCCAAATAGGGATAATGAATTTTCTGTTGTAGGAGAAGATGAAATAATAAAACAAATATCACAGAAAGTTCAGAGTTCAATAGAAGGTCTTGGTGGAACTAGCAATGGATGGACCACTCCACCATGGCTAGCTGGAGGGTTGGAAGGAGATGAAGCAGGAGGAAATTCAAGTTCATCAGGTGGTATCAGTATACCTTCAACTACTTCAACTGATTTAAAAGATTATGGTGGATTTGATACATTCCTTGGTGCAACAGGAACTCCAGGAGCAGCCCCAAAGAGTGCTCAATATCCAATCGATGCATTATATTATGCAAATGGAGCAGATAATATTGCAGCTGGTGGTAGAACAGGCAAACCCGAAGAAGAAGGACAGGATCACCTAGTAATTTCACAATACAAATATAAAGTACCAAGAGGAGATATCCTATTCAATCAAGAATCAAGGTCTAATCTTCTTACAACAGGACTTTCAAGAAATACTGCATTAGATAAATTCCTTGGGTTAGTTAGATTACCAATGCCTAATGACATTACAGATTCAAATAATGTCAAATGGGGTGAAGATGTAATGAATGCAATTGAAGCAGCAGGTATAGCACAATGGCATGATGCTTCTGGTTTAGAAAAAGGATTAGCAGCAGCTGCTCAAATAGGAGGTAATGTTGCAGGTGCAGATGGTCTTGGTGGTGCAGTCGTATTAGGTAAAATACTTGGTAAAGAAGCAGCTACAAATCCAAAAGCACTACTAAACACATATGGTGCAGAAATTACATCTAGAATACTTGCAATGGCAGGTATAGAAGCATCTGCAGCATCTATTCTAGCAAGAGGAAAAGGAGTCGTTCCAAACAGTAACTTGGAACTTCTATTCCAAGCACCAATGTTAAGAGAATTTCAGTTCAATTATAGAATGAGTCCAAGAAGTGATTCTGAAGCAAGGGTCATTAATCATATTGTCAGATTCTTTAAACAAGGAATGGCAGCAAAGAAAGTAACTGCTTCAAGTGGAACTGGATCATCATACTTCTTAGGTACTCCAAACGTATTCCGATTACAATATAGAACTGCAAATAATGCAGCACCAGAAGGTGTAAATAGAATTAAGACATGTGCATTAACTGGGACATCAGTAAACTATACTCCAGAAGGAGCTTGGGCAGCATATGAAGGTGGTCAACCAGTTTCTATTATGCTCTCC